GCTAGGAATAGTGTCGGCATCAAAATTTAAAATCATCCTAGATTCATCTGTAGGATCCATGCTGATGTAGGCTACGATTTCGTTACCATCAGGTTTAGATAATCTTAATTGACTTAATCCTGCACGGAATTGACCAGGATACAAATCTAACAATTTGAGCCAAGAATTTTCAATGCCTGGCACTGAAATATTAATAACATTTCCTGTTGAATTATTTGAAACTAATTTGGCCACATTGTCTAATACCAGCAGATCAAATTCTCCCGGGGTAATCACTGTGGTAAACACATCAGAACTCATTGCTCCTAGTACCGCATCACCATTATTAAAGTCTGCCGCAATTGTGCCTGCAGGAATTGCAAAGGCATTGGTAATAATTTTGGTAATAACTCCAAGTTGTTTGACCTTAACCGGAGGAGTAATCCAAACATGAGTTTCAAAGGTCATGTTCAAGATGTCTATATCTTGCTCTAATCCTTGAGGTACACTCCGACTACTCCACAATTGACTTTTTAGAGTTAACACACTAATACTGGTCCAGTCAATATAGTTGTCAGTAGTCTGTAATTCCAAACTAGGATTGAATAATACTGCAATTTGTTCCCACAACTGCAATTTTTGATCTGTATTACTGGTCCATATATCTGCCGCAAAATCTGCCAAGTATGGAGTTGGCATGATTTTTTCTACTGTATAATTTTTGCCCTGTTGATTAACATACTTGCCTGTTACTGGATCAACTGCACGTTCTCTAATATTAGTAGTACTAATAAAACTAGGGTCTTGTAATCTTGAACGGTCAAACTGCAAATCTTTGATATAACAGGCAATAAATGGCGCACTAGGTATGGTATTTTCACTGTTTTTCTTCAGTATTGAACCAACTTGGCGATTCATGTCCCCATACCGTACAGGAACTCTAGTCAGTTGACCTTTAGCATCTTTAACATAAAAGTTGCTCATGATACGCATAAATTGTGTTAGGTATCTTCGTACCTGACCATCATAGAAAAAGTCCATTATTAACCGTCCGCTTTAGGTTTAAGTGCTTTGCTTAGAGCTTGTCGTTCTACCACAACCTCTCCAGCGATAGTAGCTGTATTTGTGTTATTGATAAATCCTGTTTTCTGTGTTTGACGTACGGCTTTTCCTGCCCATGTTCCCGAAGCCACATCTGCAGAACCAAAATTGTTCAAAGTCATTCTAACATTGTCCTCAAATTTGAGCCAATGTCTTCCGTCATATCTAAACAGTCTATTTGGTAAGTAGTCAGTCCTCAAATAAAATTGACCTACGATAGGATTAGTTGGGAAAGATATTCCAAACCCGTATGGTGCACCATTTGGCGGTTTACCGTCACCCGCAAGATACCCTGACTTGACATAGTAGTCTTGATTGGGACTTTGCAGTACCATACTGGCATCTAATATGGCCTGCTCAATACTGGCATCGCCAATTGCATCAAGAGTGCTGATACGACTGGTATCATTAATATTAACCAATCCTGTTGACTCCGATGTGGGGATCACATAAAGGTTAGTGGTGTCAAATCCACTTTGAGGAGTATCGGCCTCGGCCTGTGCAATAATTTGATCATTGGTTTCAATGCTCTGTTGGTATGTGCTCAATAGGTCGCGTAGCGTACTGCCATCTCCTGCACCTGCATCGGCATCCAATATTTCTTTAAATTCTTGGCTATCAACTAACGGAACACATTTAGCACGTACAAGATGAGGATACCATGTGGCTGAATATCCACTGGCGGGCCTTGTTACGTCTTGCACAACATAAAATCTTTTTAAAGCCACTAGACTATTGTCTAGGGCATATTCGTCTTTAAGGTGTGGTAATTCTATCACATCACCTGCCATGATTTTTCTACCCAAATTATCCACAGTATTTTTTAGATGAAATGTTATTAGAATATTATCATTGGTTAAAAATAGACCAAACTGACTTAGGTTAAAATCTAAATCCTGCATGGTATAAATTCCACGCATTACATAGACATCAGGGGCATAATGACGATCTCTATTTTCCATAAAGATAAGATCCTGTATTCCTAATTCTGGAATTTCGTTGGCGTTCACAGGAGTACTGGGCGTACTTTCTCCTTGAGTAGGATCAACTGGGCCTAGATATTTGTGTACAAATACATCTGTACCGCCAACTTGAAATTGCTCGTTAATTACACGATCTAAGAATTTAAAATCAGGTCCTTTTTCTGGACGATATAGTGATAGTCTTGGCATAGTCTTATATTTATAGATAAATATTCGTATGACTGAAACCGAAAACGAACGCCAAAAAGTGATTGACTATGTGCAGGCCATGTTGGGCGCAGGCATGGTTGATGTAGAACTAGATCCAGTACATTACAATACCGGAATAGATCGTGCCCTTGCAAAATTCCGCCAACGCAGTAGCAACGCGGCTGAAGAAAGCTTCGGAGTATTAACTCTTCAGGTAGATCAAAATGATTATGTTTTGCCTAAAGAAGTTACAGAAGTTCGACAACTATTTAGACGTAGTATTGGATCAAGATCCGGAGGCGGCGACGGCGGAAGTTTGTTTGAACCGTTCAACTTGGCCTATTCCAACACTTACTTGTTAACCAGTACAAACATGGGTGGCCTAGCCACTTATTATGCCTTTGCTTCATACCAAAAGCAAGTAGGTAAAATGTTTGGTAGCGACATTAATTTCACATTTAATAAAACTACAAAATTGTTAACCATCATGCAACGGCCTAGGAGTAGCGAAGAAGTGCTGATGTGGATGTACAATTATCGCCCCGACTTTAATCTATTACAAGACCCGTTTGCAGGACAATGGTTAAAAGATTATAGTTTAGCCACGTGCAAAATCATGCTGGGCGAAGCACGTGAAAAATTTGGCACAATTGCCAGTCCCCAGGGCGGTACACAGTTAAACGGCACAGCCCTTAAAAACGAAGGCAAAGCTGAAATAGAAATTCTCGAAGCAGATCTAATCAACTACAAAGAAGGCGGAACTCCGTTGACATTTGTAATTGGCTAATAAAATTATTGACAATTATACCTAATTATAGTAAATTATAGTATCGCAAGGAGACACTATGATTATTGGGTTCGTTGGTTTTATTGGTTCGGGCAAAGATACTGCCGCAGATTATCTAGTTAATTTTCACGGATTTCGACGTGACTCATTTGCCAATACATTAAAGGATGCTGTATCAGCTGTATTCGGATGGGATCGTGTTCTCCTAGAAGGCCGCACCAACGAAGCTCGAGAATGGCGTGAACAGGTTGATGCATGGTGGGCTGACCGATTAAACATGCCCAATCTAACACCTCGCTGGGTATTACAACACTGGGGCACAGAAGTCTGCCGCCAAGGATTCCACGATGATATTTGGATTGCTAGTTTAGAAAATAGATTGCGCAACAGCAAAGACGACATTGTGATTAGCGATGTTCGTTTTCCTAATGAAATAACTGCTATTAAAAACGCTGGCGGAAAAGTTATTCGTGTTAGGCGAGGACCCGAACCAGACTGGTACGATCATGCAGTGAACTTTAATAAAGGTGAAAGAACTGTGGGTTGGGCAATAGGCAGACAGCGCCTCGAACAACAAGGAATCCATTCTAGTGAATCTGCCTGGGTAGGCGGAGCCATTGACGTTACCATAGACAATGATGGGACTATTGATGATTTATTCAATGCCATTAAAAGTCAGGTGTCAAATCCCCCTGACGCCAACGAACGCCCTCTTTATGCAGAACTCTCTGACAGTTTGCACATACAGTCTTAAGATTGGCGTACCTGCAATTGGTTAAATCACCATCCACATGAAATACGTTAAACGATTCTGTATGCAGTGATTTAAATCCGCACCTATCGCAGGCATTCTTTTTTTGATATCCAGACAAGGCCCATAGGGGCCTTTCTTTTTGGCTACCTCTAGCACAATGGTCGCATTTAGACCTGTAAAATGTTTTACCTTCTTTATAATAGTTAATAGCACGTGGCCGTTGACCGCATTGTTTACATAATTTTCTCATATACCGCCCTTTTAGTGCCCTTTTCTACTTGTATTTAACCACTATTTTTTTACCATACCGGCTAAATAAAACAAAGTAATCCACCAAGGAGATTGATAATGGCTACATTAGGTTCACCAGGAGTTTCAGTAAGTGTAATAGACGAAAGTTTTTATACTCCTTCGGCTCCATCAACAACACCGATGATTTTTGTTGCAACTGCGCAAGACAAAAAGAATTCCTCAGGCACAGGCACAGCGCAGGGAACAACTGCCGCGAATGCTGGTAAGGTCTGGATAATTACAAGTCAGCGAGATTTAACAGACACATTTGGTACCCCAACATTCTACACTGATGTTAACGGAAATCCAATTCACGGTGGCGAGTTAAACGAATACGGGCTACAGGCCGCGTATAGTTTGTTAGGTGTTAGCTCAAGAGCATATGTTACTCGTGCCGATGTTGACTTAGGTGCCTTAGTACCCAAGACTGATATCCCAAGCGGTGCACCAACTGCAGGAACATACTGGCTAGATACAAAATCTACATTGTTTGGAATTAATGAATGGAATTCAAGTGGGCGTGGATCATTTGTTTCTAAAACACCTTTAATTATTGACGACACAAATAAAGCCACAGCATCATTAGCTGGAAGACCAAAAGATAATTTTGGTAAGCAAGGCGACTATGCTATGTACGTTACATCAGACAACGGACTAAATTATCTTAACACACTTTACTACAAGACCACTGCAACAACCAGTGCATGGACCCCTGTAGTTGAAAATTTTGAAAATAGTAGATCATTGGTGTTGAGTCCGCATACTCAAATACCAAGTTTTACCACAGCAACCGTTAATGGCAGTGTGTGGATTAAAACCACAACTCCGGGCCTTGGTGCTAATTGGAGTGTAAAATATTATAGTGGTGCAACACAAACATGGAGCACTGTAAATGCTCCCTTGTATGATAGCACACGTCAAGCGATTGAAAAATTAGATCTTGCAGGAGGTGGAAAAAATATTCCAGCAGGTACAATTTTTGTTGAGTTTGATACACAACATCAGCCCGACTCTAGTGATCGTGCAGAATTCCGTGTGTGGCGCAGAAATGCTACTAGCCCTACCAGTATTGTTAGTGCGGCTTCTACAGCTACTCAGTCTGCAAATAGCACTTTTGTAATTAGAGAAACATTGGTTAATACGTCAACATGGAGTTCTACTGCTACAATTACAGTAGTTGGTTCGTCTACCGCTACTGTGGGTGCTCAGTTAGTACAAGCCATCAACGTATCTTCGTTAGTTAACATTTCTGCTAGCTATAATGATACCACGCATAAAGTAACAATTACACACGCCAAGGGCGGCGATATTGAATTTAAAGATGCAACTTACACCCCGTTAGCTATTTCCGGGTTCTCAGCATATAATTTGTCAAATAAAACTGGCACAGCTAACTTATATCAGGCACCTAGTGCCGATCCTTACAGCTTTAATTTTATTGCCACTAACTGGAAACCTTTGGTTTACGAAGCCACTCCAACAGCTCCTTATACACTACCAGCAAATGGTACTATTTGGTATGATGCTAGACTAAGCCAAGTGGATATCATGATCAATGATGGAACTAAATGGGTAGGATATAAGAAGTATGATAATTTCTTAGGCGGTCTAGTTAGCGGTCAAAATAAAACCGACGCCAACGGCCCTATTATTAGTGCTACCAAACCGACTACTCAAAGCGACGGTACCACCGACCTACAAGATGGCGATATCTGGGTTAGTACCGCTAACGCTGATCGTTATGGCAAAGACATTTATGTCTGGGATGGAAGTACACTAACATGGGTACTACAAGATGTAACAGATCAAACTAGTCCAAACGGTTGGGTATTCCGTGATGCTCGTTGGAGCGATAACGGTCAAGATAACATGGAATATGTCACACCAATCACTGACATGTTAGTTAGCAATTACGTTGATCCAGATGTAGTTGATCCTTTATTGTATCCAAAAGGTACTCGACTATGGAATCTGCGCAGAAGCGGGTTTAACATTAAAAAGTATGTTGTAGGTCACATTAACACCATGGCCAATAACGGTCTAAACAGCATGTATGGCAATGATGATATGAGTGATTATACTGCCGATCGTTGGGTAACAGTAAGCCCTAACAATGAAGATGGATCTGGAACATTTGGTCGTCTTGCACAGAGAGCATTTGTTGTTTCTAAACTAAAAGCTACAATCGATACAAATACAGATGTTCGTGATACTGACACCTTGGTTTATAATTTGATTGCTACACCTGGTTATCCGGAAGCAATTGCTAACATGGTTGGCCTAAATACTGATCGCGGTCAGACTGCTTTTGTGGTAGGAGACACTCCTTTCCGTTTAGAGCCTAACGCAACTACATTAACCAACTGGGGTTCTAATAAAGCCCTTGCATTTGACAACGGCGACACAGGTGCAGTAACTTATGACA